CATTTGTGGCTTGGCACTTTAAAAGACAACGCGGTTGACATGGTTAATAAAGGGAGAGCCAATAAAGTTTGCGGGGAGGATCATCCTTGGCACAAGCACACAAAAAAAGACATCATCGAAATCCGCAGGTTGGTGTCTATTGGAATTTCACAAAGAGAAGTGGGTAGAAGATTTTCAACCGACCATAGCAGTGTGGCAAAAATAGCCTCCGGCATTTCATGGAAACACATACCATTATGAAGATTCATATCATCACAAGTTACTTTAATGAGACTTTTTTAGCTCCTTTGTTTTTTGCGCACTATGAGCCGTGGACGGACGAAATCACGGTTCTTACTCAAAAGTTTTCAACTGGAAAATTTGAGGATATGGAAAAGGTGGGATGGATAAATGGGGCAATTTCAAAATCATCTGCCGATTGGGTGATTGTAGTAGATTTTGACGAGTTCGTTTTTGCATTGCCCTACGGCGCCAACCCCCGACTAACACTCGAGCAAGAACAGGGCAGCATCGTCATGGCCGAGATGAATAGGGTTTGGCGGCACCGCAATGACCGCGACATTGATAGGATGTCCCCGCCGGTCCCCCAACGACTGCACGGCCAGACCGACCACAAGAAACCGTCCATCTTCCGGCCCGGCGGCGTCACCCTGGGCGCCGGCAACCATGAGGCGAACTTTCCTGCGCACTACAAATGGGGCAAGCCGTGGGGCGGATCTCACTGGGCAAACGCGGACTCATGCTTCTGGATTGACCGCGGCATCCTGGACCGCGGCCAGCGGTTGAGCCAGGAGAACATCAGCAAGGGCTGGGGCATACACCAGTTGCGGACGCGCGAACAGATCCTTGCCGAATGTCAGGCGCATCTGGACGACCCGATTGTCATTGACGTTACCACCACCAGCTAATATGATTGAACCCGTGAACACCGAAGAAGTTGACGACATATTCACGATGAACCGCGAGGCGCGCCGGCTGCGCGACATCGTTTTTGGCAAGGCGATCACCGACGGCGAGTGGCAGCACTGCGCACACAGTTGGATTCGGGATTTGCCGTGGTTGCGCGAGCAGGCCGCGAAGATGAAATCGTGAACATTATATCGTCCTACCGACCGTTCGACGGATGCTCGCCGGAAATCTGGGAAAACCAGATCACGGCCAACCGTTCATGGATGAACGCCGTCGGTTCCGAAAAGACACCTAAGAACCAATTTTCAAGCGATAAAGCCTTCGAGAATCCCGTCGGAACGTCGGAACGCATTTTCTACTTCAACGAACGCGATCAGCGCATGAGCAGCGCCAAGACCGTTTTCCTGCCGTTCAGGAGCAAGCCGCCTATCAAGACCATGGCTCGGTTCGCCGCTGGCCTCGGAGGATGGACCGCGCTCATCAACGCGGACATCATTCTCACGCTGAACTTCCGCCGGGTTGAGCTTGAGCTTAACAACAAGCTGGCCGCGTGCGCCGTGTCCCGCCGGTTCACGCTGGTCAGAACGACGGGGCCGATCATCGCCGACTACTCGAACGCGCGGATCACAGATAATGGCGTTGACTTCTTTGCCGCCACGCCGAAAGTCTGGGAGAAGGTCGCCGCAGACATGCCGCCTGAATTTCTTTTGGGTAAAACCGCTTGGGACAGGTATCTCGTCAACTTTTTCATGCTCCACTTCGGAAACTACTGCTACGACCTGACGGACTCAAAAATCTGCCTGCATCCGCTGCACGAGGACCGAGCGGACCAGACCTGGGACTGCCCGCACAACAACGAAATCATGCGCAAAAACCAATGGCCGTTTCATTCGCTGACGATTCAGAAAGAAGTCTGGAGCCAGACCTGATCTCGATAAAATCCTGATTTCACCCTGAGAATTAGCGCATTGACGATTTCGGTTTCTGCTGCAACGTTAAAGCGTGGAATTTACCAACCCGCAACTGGTCGAGGAATTAATTTCGACACTGAGGCTCGCGGACTGGCCGCGCGCCCGGAACCGCGCCCGCATCAACGAACTGGCCAACGGCTTTCCGCCCTACAGCGAGGACGAAGTTGCCGCCGGCCAGATCGCGGTCAATTACAACGACCTCTCGATGTCAAACATCGCGCACAACGCGCGACGCCAGTTGTCCAACGCCTTTCTCACGCCAGATCCGTTGTTCACAGTCGAACTCGATTCCGGCCCCGTGTGGGCACGGCGCGATTGGGCGGCGAAGATCCAGGCCGAACTGAACCGGATCATCAAAGGCTCGCTGTCGTATCTTGAAACCCGGCGCAGCGTTTTTGCTCAACTGGTTCTTCATGGGATCTCACCCTCGAGCTGGCCCGATGCTTACACTTGGTGCCCGGAAGCCGACGGGATTGAGGATGTTCTGGTGCCCTCCAACACGCTGCTCTCGCTTCGCAACCTTCCGTTCCTAGCGCGCTACCGTCAATACAGCGCGCGTGAATTGTGGGAGATGACCCACCGGCCCCAGGTTGATCCCGGCTGGAACGTGGACAAGGCCGAGAAATGCGTGAAGTGGGTAAACGACTCGACGCGCGCTTTGTCATCGGCGGCTTACCTGCCAATCTGGTCGCCTGAAAAAATGGGCGAAAGAATCAAACAGGACAGCGGCTTCTACTCGTCCGATTGCGTCCCGACGATTGATTGCTTCGAGTTTCTGTATTGGAACGACGCCGGCAAAAAATCTGGCTGGCGCAAGAAAATAGTCCTCGACGCTTGGGGCGAGCCAGGCGTCGGCGGCGCGGGCGGCATGGAATTGAGCCAGCGCCCAACCAAGCAGCCCGGCAAATATGGCCAGTGGAATTACAGCAAATCAGAATTTCTCTACGATTCCGAGGAACGCCAAAACCCGGTCTTTTGCGATAAACTTTCCCAGTCCATTCACTTCCAGTTCGCCGATTGTTCCTGCGTGGCGCCGTTCCGTTACCATTCCGTCCGGTCGCTTGGTTTTCTGCTCTACAGCATTTGTCACGTTCAGAACCGCCTCAACTGTAAGTTTGACGAAAGCACCTTCGAGCAGTTGATGCAGTATTTCCGAGTCACAAACTCGACGGACTCCGAACGCGCCTGGAAAGTGGATTTGACCGACAAGAAGGCGCTGCCGGACGGCCTTCAGTTCGTGAAGCGCGACGAGCGCTGGGAAGTGGACGGCGCGCTCATTCAGATGGCACTCGCGAAAAACCGGCAGATCATGTCCGACAATTCGGCATCGTTCACTCAGGACTTCGACCAGGAAGGCGGCGAGAACGAAACCGCGACGCGCACCATGGCCAAGGTCAACACCAGCGCCGCACTCGTCAGTGGCTTGCTAAACCAAGCCTACAGCTACCAGAAATTTCAGTATGACGAAATCTGCCGGCGCTTCTGCATCACCAACAGCCGCGATCCTGACGTTCGGAAGTTCCGGCTTGCGGTCCTCAAAGCCGGTGTCCCGGAAGAGATGCTGGAAGTCGGGCGCTGGAATGTCCAGCCGGTGCGGGTCATGGGCGGCGGTAACAAGATGCTGCAAAATGCCATATACGACAAAATCATGTTGTTGTATTACAACAAACTCGACCCGACCGCCCAGCGCAACATGCTGCGGCTTGGCCTTGCCTCGCTCACGGACGATTACGAACTCGCGCGCCAGGCGGTGCCCGATCAGCCGGTTGTCAGCAACTCGATCCACGACGCACAACTCGCCGCCGGCGTCATGCTGCAAGGGCTGCCGGTCGCGCTCAAAGAAGGCGTGAACCATTCCGAGTATGTCGAAGCCCTGCTCGCGACAATGATGGCGAAGGTTCAGCAGATCGCCCAGCGCGGCGGCGTCGGCACCCCGGACGAAATCAACGGGCTGCAAAACCTCGCCGGCGAGACGATCCAAGGCCAGCCGATCCCCGGCAACGGCATTGCCGCCCATATCCAGTTGTTTGCCCAAGACGAGAAGCCGATGCACGTCAAAGGAATTCCACCTGACAACAGCGTGAAGGAAAAGACCAAGCACTACACCGACGCGCTCTCGCAGTTGATGAATGCGGTCAAAGGCTTCGCCCAGCGAGCGCAAGAAGCGGCCAAGAAACAGCAGCAGGGCCAGAACGGCGGCATGGACCCGCAAACCGCCGCCAAACTGCAAGGCTCGATGATGATGGCCAAGGTCAAGGCCGACAACGCGCGCGAATCCCATGCTCAACGGACGGCCCAGCGCCAGATTCAGTTCGAGCAGCAGATCCAGCAGGACGAACAAAAAAATCGGCAGGAACTCGCGCACGACGCGCTGAAAGAATTTTTCAATCATGGCTCTGCAACTGACGCCAAAAGAAATTGACGAGCGCAACACCCGCGCCGCGATTGATCAACACCTTGGCCGCACGATGGCGGGGATGGACTGGGAACCAATCGTCCAAGCCGCGCTCAAAGAACATCCGCCGCTCTTGCGCAAGACCGAGCCGGTATCTGAAGGAGTGCGGCAGGTGCAGGTTGAGGCCATCAAACGGCGAACGCCGAAAAGGTTCAAGTCAAAACTGCCGTGAATTATGTTTGAAAGAATACCAGATTGCGGTGGGCCGTGTTTACATGAAACGGCGAAAAAGTTGACACGGACAGAACTTGCTGAATTAAAGCGCCAGCAGCGCCTTCCGAAAGGCATCAACCCATTCACGCGTAAAAAGTATTTCCAAGACGGTCGCATGACAAAAAGCTATCAGGATTGGTGGGTGACACTTACCAAGGCAAGAGCATGATTAAAATCCTGATTGAAACCGTTCCTTTTGCCGAAATTCCAAACGCGCAGTGTGGCGACTGGCGGCGCGGGAAGGACGGGACGATTCACATTCGAGTCGCGAAAGAAATTGGCGATGACAGCGCCGCATTGGTGATCCTCCATGAATTTATTGAAATGATGCTGTGCGAGAAGCGCGGCATCTCCTGTGCGTCCGTTGATGCGTTTGACGAGGCATTTGAATCCAACCGCAAGCCCGGCGATATAAGCGAAGCTGGAGATTCAATTAACAGTCCATACGCCGAAGAACATTGCGCAGCTTCCGGGATAGAGCGACTGTTGGCGTCCATGCTTGGGGTGAGTTGGGCTGAACACGAAAGAAGAATCAACAATTTGCAATGAGAATCTCGACACATTGCGGCCAGTGTGGGAAACAATTCACGACCACAGAATATCGTGTAGCCAGAGGACATTCTAAATTCTGCTCAAAGGCTTGCTATGACGAATTCCAAACCGGAAGAAAACACCCGGAAGAATGTCGCGGAACAATAAAACATTGCAAGGGGTGTGGCCGTCCATTTTATGTCATGCCCAGCCAGATCAAAAGAAAGCAGTATTGTTCGTCTGCCTGCATGATAAAACGTGTCGAAATAACCTGTAAGATTTGCGGCGCAAATAAAGTTGTTCCGTTTCACAAAATCAAAGAGGGGAAGGGGAAGTTCTGCTCTGTTGCTTGTTACAACGAGCATAAAAAGACTCCAGAACATCAAGAGAAAATTAAAAACTCGGTTGCGGCTATTTGCGCATATGGCCGGTCTCGTCGCGGAGTAAAGCTGAACAACCATGAAAGATTGAAGGTTTCCACCGGGTTGAAGTTGGCCTATGCCCGCGGCACGTTCCACGGTTTTACCGGCAAACACCACACGGAGACCGAGAAACTGCGCCGAAGCCTTGCTCGCCTTGGAAAACCAAATCCTGCAATCGCTGGTCCCAAAAGTCATTTTTGGGGCGGTGGAGTAACACCCGCGAACCATAAGATTCGCAATTCGTTGGAATACAAAAATTGGCGCAGGGGAGTTTTTGAACGTGACGACTTTACTTGTCAAGATTGCGGGCAGCGCGGGGGCGATTTAGAGGCTGATCACATCAAGCCGTTTGCGCTTTTCCCAGAACTCAGATTTATTATTTCAAACGGAAGAACATTGTGTAGTCCGTGCCACATTAGAACTGAGACGTGGGGCAACGGAACAAGAAAGTTTATGACGCTGCCATGACAGAGGATTTTTCAAACCGCTGCTGTTGCGTGATTGACCACGGCCCATTCCTGCCGATGGCACGACGTCTGGCCGAGTCGTTCGGTCGTGTCCTGTATTACACCCCATGGGAAAAGGCATACCCCACACTGAACGAAGCCATCATCGGCGCGGGCTTCGGCGACATCAAACGGGTGAACGATTTCTGGCCGCTCAAAAACGAAGTTGATCTCTGGGTGTTCCCGGACATTTACCATCGCGGTTTGCAGGCCGAATTGCGCTCGCAAGGCTGTCGAGTCTGGGGCGCGGGCGACGGCATGAGGCTGGAAACCGACCGGGAATTTTTCCTGAACAAACTTCAAGAATTGGGCCTAGCCGTTGCCCCGCACAAAATCGTTACAGGACTTTCTGCGCTGGCCGATTACCTGAAAGATCGCGAGGATCAATACATCAAGGTGTCCACATGGCGAGGGACTTTCGAGACGAAACACTGGCGCAGTTGGCGCGAGGACTCCGACAAGCTCGACCTCTGGGCGGTAAAACTGGGTGGGTTGAAAGAGCATGTCCCCTTTCTGGTGTTCGACCAGATTGACACCAAACTCGAAATTGGAGCCGATACTTATTGCGTTCACGGCAAATGGCCCTTACACATGGCCCATGGCATCGAAGAAAAAGATGAGGCTTATTTGTGCGCCGTCACGCCCCGCCGCGAAATGCCCGACGAGCTTACCCATATCATGGATGCGTTCAGTCCATTTCTCGCCGAAAGTAACTATGCTTGCCAGTGGTCAATGGAAGTCCGCGTTACCGACGACGAAGCCTATTTCATTGACGCCAGCTGCCGCGGCGGTCTGCCGTCCACCGCTTCATTCCTAGCCGCCAAGAATGTGCCTGAAATTCTCTGGCACGGCGCGGATGGTGAACTGGTTGAGATTGACTACGGCTACAAGTTTTCCGCCGAGTGCATGGTAAAAATAAAAGGCGATAAGGATTCATGGTCGTCGGTGATAGTCCCGGACGAACTCAAGCCCTGGCTGAAAGTTTCCGATTGCTGCCAACTCGACGGCAAAATCTGGTTTCCAGCAGACGGGACGCCCGATGAAGAAATCGGCTGGCTGTTGGCCGTCGGAGACACCCCAACCGAAGTTGCAGAACGCATGAACTCCTACGCCGACGCTCTGCCGGACGGCGCGGACGCCTGCGTTGAATCCTTGGCCGACATTTTGAGGAACATTCAAACCGAGGAAGAAAGTGGCATCAAGTTCACCGATCAGCCATTGCCCGCGCCCGAAATCGTTCTTGCGCCAGCGTGATCTCAATCGTGGCAAAGCGTGGCATTGACTGCCGCGCAAATTTTGGCCGCGCTCAACTGCTGACCATCTGTCGAGAAAAATCGGCCTCGCCACGGCAACTGAAAAAGGCTTAACCGCATCTTGTCACCGATTTGGTGATCCTCTAGCGTCAGCACGAACCGGACCTGACTTCTCGGCACTCGAATTCTCCGATTAATCTCGTTGCTGAAATCCGGTTTGGCCATGCGTATTCTTGCCCGCATGAGGACCGCAAGCTGGCGATCTTTATCTGTATAGTGCCTAGACATTTACGGTTTATGGGGCAGATTTGCCGCTGCCTATGTCTCTGTTGTGCCGCCGGGTCACGTCGCTGGTATGCCAGAGCGCCTTTGTGGTTTGCCAGCACTCATGTGTCCATTCGATTGCCCGCGCCGTTAGTGGTTTTTTCGGCGGGAAGAACTTTGCCACCCACCAGCGTTTCCAAGCGTATTCGTCGTTCGGATGCGGTTCATCCGCGTATCGTGTTATTGTTGGATTCAGGTTCATCTTGCACACCACGCACACATTGTTGACCGCTCGGCTACGTCGAGCGGGATTTTCATTTGCGCTGCCCCTTTCGGAATGTAGCCAGCTTCAAATTTTGCGCGGAGTTCTTTCAGGCTTGCAGGCCACGAGTCGCGCTGTTCGCTGCGGAGCGTGTGCCCCGTCCAGATTTCGAGAGCTTCTATTTCCATCCAGCGGTCTATGTGGTCGCGCCACAGCCGCCACCATTCGCCGAGTTGCTGGTGGTAGCAGCAGTCACAGTCCGTCCGTTCTGGTATCGTCACGCCGCGTTCGCGCAGATATTCTTTGACCTTGTTCACGCCCCATCCCCAGCGCACCAGCGGCAGGTCTTGCTTCACGCCCTCGATGCCATTCCAGTTTGTGCCTTCGCGGTCATCAGCTTCATCGGCGCGGATTCCGACGTAGCAGATTGCTGGCGCGAGGCTCGCCGCGTATTTGATGAATGGCTCGATCTTCACTTCCCGCGTGCAGTAGCGGAGCCGGAAGTTTGGCAGCGTCTTGTATTTGATGATGAGGTCGAGCAGCGACGGGCCTGGGATTCTCACGAACGGAGCGCCAAGCAGGCATTCCAGCTTCTTCCAGTGGTCGAGCATTTCCGGCAGTTCGCGTCCTGTCGGAGTGATGCAGAATTGATACGCTTGCGGTTCTACTTCCGCGAGCCGAAGCGCGAGAGCCGTTGAGTCTTTTCCGCCAGACAGAGCCACGATTCGGGCCGGACTGGCACAACAAATCGCTGGACACGAATCACCGCTGCGCCTCTCCGTTTCGGGAGTCGCGGGCGGCATTGAGATTGTCGTGTCGGCGGATGTCATGGTCAGCGGTGATCGGTCAGCTTTGCGTTATGCCGCAACAGCCTCAGGTTTTCGATGGCAGCAGAATTTGAATTTCTTGCCACTCCCGCAGCCACACGGCGCATACATATTGATTTTCTGTTTGGTCTGTTCGCGCACTGTGAGCGGGCGGTTGACCGGCACGTATTTAGCTCGCTCGGCTTCTGGCATGGCCTTGAAGTCGTTGGCGTCCATATTGCGTAGCATTCCTGTATCTGTGTTCATGTTTTGGTCTTTCGTGTTGCGGCATAACACCGCGCTGGAACTGACGCGGGATACGCCTTTGAGTTTGTCGTTGTTGGTTTCGGTTCCATGTAAATCATTCGCCGCGCAGTTCAGCTTGTCCCGTTAGGCATCTATCGCGCAGCCACAGCCGCCCCACTCGAATTGGTCGAATGTGCCTTGTGACTGAATCCGTTCGCGCAGCTTCCGCAGCGTTAACGGGTATTTGTTTCCGTCGCGCTGTTCGCGCAGCACGGCATAGTCTTTTCCGAGCATCTGTCTCATTTCTTCTTCCTTCTGTTCGTGGTGAGCGTAGCGGTCTGGCATCATTCGCAGCAGTAGCTCGAAGTGAGCTTGACCAGCTTTGATGCAGAAGCCGCCGCAGTTGTTGTGCGGGAATCCCATCTTGTAGAGTCTCGGCGGTTCGATGCCTTCGCGTTTCAGCCACTCCATCATTTGCGGCTTGGTCAGATACGGCGCTTCCGTCATCGGCGCAGACCATTTGCGTTCCGGCATCCGCACGCGCATCCGGTCTAGCCGGTGGTGTTCCGTCCAGTCCAGACCGACATGCGAGACGGTTTCAGGTTGGCAGTTTTCCCGCGTCCATCGGTCGAGCAGTTGGCGTTTCAGGATTTTGCTGCACGGGTCTGCGCCAGTCATTCCGCCACCGATGATTCGTTCGTCACGCATCACTTCCCACGGGTTACGACCGTCCGCGATTCGAGTCAGCGGCACGCCGACATTTTCCGCAGCCTCCACGATGAAGCGATACAGGTCTTCATCTTCCATCATCGTGTCAGCGAATAGCAGCACCACGCCGTCAGTGCCGTGTTTCTCTACGACGCGCTTCGCGGTCGCCCAAGAGACAAGACCTCCTGAAAATAAGACCAGATGCCTAACAAGACGCTGGAGCACAACACCGCCCCCGCTCTTGGCTTCGTCCACGGTTTCAGATTTATCAGAGTAGGTTTTCATCATTGTATTTTCAGGTTTGCGGCCAGCCACTTAGCTGACCTTTTCGTTATCAGGATTGCGTTTGTCCGCCGCCTTCCGTGCGTATTCATCGCTGCTCATGCAGGAGTCGCAGAAGTGATACGGCGCTTTTCCGTAGTCGAGGCAGTTACCTTCCTGCCATGTGTGGTAGAGGTCGCCGCAGATGTCGCACCGTTCGATATAGTCAGGCACTTGCCAGTATTCGTTACCGAGATACCAGATGACCGTCCATGCTTGGTCGGGCGTGAGTTTTGGGCGGTGGCTTCTGGTCACACGAGTTCCTTCCGGCATTTTGCCTTGCAGGAAGTCGAACAGTTGCTTTGTCCGCTCTAGTTGCTTGTCGTTTTCTTCACTCATAAAAATCCTGATAACAAATCACTGCAAGAAACGCCTATTGGACGTTCCTCTTGCAGTCGGACGCCTCACATGCGGCGTTCTTGAGTTCATCGTTAGCCATGAATCGCCATTTGTTGACGTTGCCATTCGCGGCGCGCCTTTTCGACAGCGATCCGTTCTCTTTTTCCGCGTGCTATCTGCATCCAGACGCACCCCGCAATGAGCATAAAGATTCCCGCCCATTTTTGTCCGCACATCGCCAGCGGGAGGGCGAGCGCGTAGTGGAGCATCATCATCGCTTCACACGCTCCGGCGACATTGGCTTTGAACCAGTCATGGCTAACCAGTCGTCGCAGCCAACAGCCACTACGCCTTTGGGTTTGCCAATCGTCCATCGTGTTGCGAAATATTTTCATTTGATTTGAGTTCATGGTATTGAGCCGTGGCTGTTGCTGGACTCGCTGTTAGGCCTCAGAGACGTTTATCTTTAGGGCGCGTAGATTCCATCGGCGACGGTGTTCTTTCCAAGAAAGCTTTGAGGTTGATACGCATGCCTCAATGCTTTCGCGGCGCGTATATCGGAATGAGAATAGGTATCCGCTTCGGTTGGCTATTGCCCATATCGTCTGCGGCCTAACAAGCGTGCCGGAGCCAACGCGGGATTGGGGTTTCAGTTTGGTCTTTTTCGATTTGGTTGTTTTCATAAAATTCTCGCGTGGCTCATCACGCACCGTTAGGCCACGCGGCGGAGCGTATTTCTTGTTCGGCGTAGTGTTCGCGGATTGTGTCTTTGCAGCCGTTTGCAGATAGTAGCCTTGCGCGTTCACGGATGATGTTTATGGATTCAAGCATTCCGGCCTGCCACACGGCATGAATCTTTTCTACCAGCGGGATATGGCCGATGGTTGCCGGGAATTGCTGCGCCAAGTAATCGAGCAGTTCTTGTTCGCGCTGGCCTAACAACTCACCGGAGCGAACCGGAGGCTCGCTTGGGCATTTTGTTCCCTCTGCGTGATATTTGTAGCACCGCTTGCAGTGGTAGTGACTCATACAGCCTCCGGTCGCTCAGTTCGGTCGTTAGGGCGCTTGAACGCATCCGGCAGTCGTTTCCGCTGGGATGCTATTTCGTAAGCCGCCCAGATGCCCACGATATGTTTCTCGGTTTCGCCGTGGCACGTTACGATGTAGTCGCGGATGGCGCGTTTGAATTTGTCGGGATTGGCTGGCAGTGGCACAGGCTCTAGGTTGTCCACGATTTTACCGCACTTTGCACAGAGCGGCCACCAGTCGCGCCCTAACAAGTCGCCGGAGCCAATGCGCGTGGGCGCTGTCAGTCCGCTATCGCGGTTGGATGTCTTTTGGTCGCGCATGGCTCAGCTCCGAATGTTATCCGAAAGAGCGCCCACCGAGCGCGCGTAGTCCAAGAACTTCTCGACCTTCTGTTGTTTCGCTTTCAGCGCCGCTGGGTTTGGCCAGTCCTTCGGGATCACTCCTCGCATGACGAGCATTTCGATCACAGCGGCGAGATCGTTCAGTTCCGCCACGATGCGTTCCCGATTTGTCGGGCCGGTTGGGTTCAGCACGTTACGGTCATCAAGTCCGAAGCGCAGCGCCTTCGCCACGTCTTGCGCGACCTCGCAGCCTTCTTCACCGAGGCAGGTCAGCAGATGTTCAGTTGTATTCATAAATTTCGGATAACAAGGCGCTGCAAGAAACGCCGGGATTACGACTCACGAACATCGGGCGTCCTCCGCCCGGCGTTCTTGAGCTTTTCGTTAGCTGCTTTTTGTTGTTCGTTCCATTTCCTCATGCCGTCCCCATTGTCCGCGCCCATGCTTCGCGTAGGCGCGTTCGAGTTCTGCGATTATCGCATTTCCAGTTTGAGTTGGTTTCACAAAATTCGTTTGATGCTTGAATTCTACGTTATCACCACCACCAGCGCAAGCACTATTTCGACATTTGACATGCGCCTGATTTTGTGCTTTACTGATTCTGCACACAAAACCATGAGCGAACCGTCCACTACCAGCCAGCCAGCATTGCCGACATTCTTGCCGCGCGGAATTCCAGTCGCGCCATTCTCCATGCAGAAAGTGCTTACGAAGGCGATCCGCTCTCATGGCAGCAATCAAAACCTCCACAATTTCAAAACTAAGGACGCCGACAAAATGGGCGGCAAACGCGGAAGCTCGCGGGGCGGTCGTGGCGCCAAGGTTGGTAAAAGCGCAGGTAAAACAGCAACGGTAGCCAAGACGAAATGAACGCACCCGCTCCATCCTTCGGCAATCGTCCAGCAGCAGGCGGACAGCGTTTCGCGCAGCAGCTTGTGACGCGAGAACCTGTTTTCGATCGCCGCCTGAAAGTGCATCGTCCGCGCAAGAAAAAGGGCAAGGGCAGCCAGCCAAAATTTTTATGATATTATCGCGCTGTGATTTTTGCAAAAAGGAAAATCCCAATGAAGTGCAAATTTGGACAACTTTAAAATTTCCGCCATTGGACGATAATCTTGAGCTTCATTTTTGCTGCATTGACTGCTTTTGGAACTGGGCGAAAATTCATTTTCCACAAAACAAAGACCCCAAATTTCTATGAACAAGTTTCTAAACATTGAGGCCGAAATTACTTTTTTGGAGTCGGCTAACGATGGCCATCCATGGATTCTTGACATAACCTTGTTTTACAAAACCGACAAATTCACTTTTGCTTCTCCTTTTCGAGGGTTGCCTGTCATTAGTCAGGTTTTGACTCTACCAACCCAAGTCGACGCCATCAACGCAGTTCCGGCTGTTATTCGCAGACTTTTGGAAGATCACAACCTTTTGGAGAATGTTCCAGCATGAGTCCGCGCGAAAAATTCCGCACGAACCGCTCGATCACGCGCGGCTACAATGACCTGATCTACAGCAATCAGATGCAAATCGCGCTCGATACGGCCATGCTCGAATACGATCAAAGTTTGAGCATTGCAGCCGACGTGGCGACCGCCGCGGCGAACCGCTGGCGCAAGGAGGGCGCGGACGCCTATCGCCGCACGCTCGAAAAACTGAACGAAGATTCTCCCGCTTCAAAACCGACAACCATGGGACAACTGAATCCCAAAGCGTAAATTTATGCCAGATGCCCCCATTGCCGCCTCTCCCGCTCCCGCGACCGCCCCCGCCGCCGCTCCGAATCCCCACTCGCCCCAATCTTCCGGGCCAAACATGGATGCCGCCTACGCCGGCTTCGACGACTTGATCGCCGCGCCGCCCGAACCCAAGCCCGACGCCAAGCCAGCCGCCGACACAAAGCCCGCGCCGGACACCAAACTCAGCCCCGAAACGAAGCCGGGAGACACCAAGCCCCCAGTCGAAGCCAGGACGACACCGCCAAAGCCCGGCGAGCTGCCCGTCAAGGTCAAAGCGGCTACGTTGCGCGAGGAACTTGACCGCACCCGAACCGAAGCCTCCGACTGGAAAACCAAATACGAGACGCTGCAAGCCGAGTCCACCAAGCCCAAGGCCGACGCCGAGAAAGAGCAGTTGCTTAAAGACCGCGAGGCATGGAACAAACGCCGCGACGAACTTGAAAACGAGCTGAAGTTTTCAAGCTACGAGCGCAGCAGCGAATACAAGGAGAAATATCAGCAGCCGTTCCTGAAAGCCTACGAGCAAGGCCAAAAGCTCCTGACGACGCTCAATTTCAAAGACCCAGACAAGGTGGACGAATACGGCGCGGTTCTCGAGCCCGGCAAGACGCGCAAGGCGAGCGAAGCCGACTGGGACGCGCTCATGGCCATTCAGGATGAGGACACCGCCAACAAATTCATCGCCGAGCATTTCAGCTACAACGCCGCGCGCGTGACCATGCAGCGCGACAAGGTTCTCGAACATCATACCCAGATGAAGTCGGCCATCGAGGATTTCCGCAAGCAATCCGGCGTCCGTGAAACCCAGATGCGCGAACTGATGACCAAGAGCCAAAAAGAGGCGAGCGAGCGCTGGCACGCGGCGAACACTTTGGCTGCCGAGAAATATCCGCAACTTTTCGGGACCGACCCCGCGGACACGAAGGGCAACGATCTGCTCGCCTACGGCACACGCCTGACCGACCTCGCCTACGGCGTGCTCGACCCGTCAGAGATCCCCAAGCTGCCGCCCGGTCTGCAAGCTAAGTTCGTGAACGGGCAGTTGCCTCAGTCTGAAATGACCCTGCTGCACAGTGCCGTGCGCAACCGCGCCGCCGCGCACGACCGGCTGGTGTATCGCCTGAACCAGAAAGACACCGAACTCACGGAACTGCGCGAAAAGCTGGCCGGTTACGAGCAATCCTCACCCGGACGCGGCGAGGCGCGCAAGGTGGAAGCCGGTGGCAAGAAGAAGGGCGCAAACACGCTGGACGACATTGACGCCGAGTTTGACCGCCTCGCGGCGGGGAATGGATAATTTATGAAAAATCCCGCTGAACAATTCCAAAAAGCCATCGCCGATGCCGTCATGGCTGCGGCCAACAACGGCGTGCATCCCGCCATCGTCCACACCGTCTTGGTCGGCATCTCGCAGGACGTGCTGTATTCCATCAAGCGCGGCGCGCAGATGGACGCCCAAGCCGCAGACGGAAAGACTGCCGAAACCATTTTGAAGGCCAGACCGCCAGGCGAAGAGCCGGCCAACGGTTAAAACGTCAGCGCGTGGGACCGCCTGAATTCCGCGCTTTTCTTTTGCCGCTCGAAAAACCAATTCCAAGAACTCGAATCGTCCGCGGCCACGTCTGCCCCGATGCGTTCAATTTTGAACCCGCGCTGGCGGGCCCCTTCGCACAAAATCGCGCAGTGATCGAAAAGGTCTGGAGACTTTCCGATGCGCTCCTTCAAATCCTCCTTCGTCTCGATTGCCGTCCGGTTGCCGGAGACAGTTGAGTATTCTCTCCAGCAACCTTCAAGCATCACGTCCTCCTGTAGTTCGCGCATCTGACCGCTCTCAATTGTTTCCCGCACGCTGAACCACAGTTCACTCACAAATCGGTCGTAATGCTCGTCACACCTCTTCAGTCGGCGGCGTCCATCTGGGTCACTCACAAACAAATCGTATCGCACCGGCCTTTTGGTAGGCCGCGCACCGGCGTCCACCGGCACGGGCGGATTGACCCCGAATACGCGGGCAAAGGCGTAGCCGATGGTGCCCTTGCCGAATGAATCGTAAAAACAGTTTTCGGCTGGGATCTGGTATTGGTCCAAGTCCGCCTTGACCTGTTCGGCAATCTGGTCCTCCGGCGTTTTCTTGGGGTCAATGATGATCTTCAAAACTTTCGGCGGATTGAGCCGGAGTATTTGACTGCCCTCGATGCTTTCCCCGAATTCGCCCCATCCGGCCACGCAACGATCCCCGCCGCCGTAGGCAGGATCAACCGCATAGATCCGCGTGCGCGGTTTGCCGCCCCAGACGGCTTGATCGTGAGCATTGTGCAACCGGCAAATCTGGCGGGTGATGACGCGCGAGTGTTCCAAGCCGATCCGCATCCGGCCCCGCACTTGGGTTTCGTATTGATGCGAATTGACGCCGTAATCGTGTGCGATGATCCGCTCGAAGGCGTGCCCGATCAGTCCCGGATACTTGTCCTCCGGCTGGTCGAAGTTCGGGCTGTCCGTTCCGATCAGATTTACGCAGACGCCGCCCGAAAGACGGATGGGCCAGACTTCGGTTTTCTCGATGCCCTCTTTAGATGCCCAACCCTCCAGCGGTTCGGCAACCATTCCCAGTTGGTCGTTTGGATCGTGCTTGGGATTTCCAGAACCAATGACTTTGAATCCTCCAGAACCAGTGTTGCTGCGAAGGTTCGGCAGACAGTCGAGGAACGTCGGTGCGCAAAATTGCAACTCATCGCACTGCAACCGCATTCGCTTTTGCTTCACGCCCGCGAAGGAGCCAAGCCCGATATAAGCGTGGCCCTGGAACAGCGATTTACAAAAGATGCCTTTCCTGAGGTCACGCGCGTCCTCAGAATCCCGTCCGCGTTCATCGGTGGCGATGCGCTGTTTGAAATCTATCATTTGGCCGGCGAGCCACGGAAACCGCTTCTTCCCTTCCTTCCACAACTTTTTATATTCGCCCCAAACGGCGTCCTCCAGCTTGTCGCGCGTCGTGCTTGTCACCATTACCGCCGTTTCGTTCGGATACACCCAGTAGTCGAGTAAGTTCCATTCGGTGATGTGCGCGGTTTTCTGACTGCTCGCGCTTCCCATGACGATTGTCACGGCGTTCTTGATGATCTGCTCGTAAATCAACTCCGTCCAGCGATGGCAATACCTGTCCGGCCAGATGAGCTTGCGGGATTTCAGGTAGTGTTCGAGCAGGTTGTCGCCCTGATCGTTTCCGGCCAGGTGTTTCCTCCACGCGATCTTGATCTGATGAAACTCAATTGTCAGGTCGTCCGGTCGGCGCGGCCAGCGCTGGCCGTATTGGTCGGTAAAAATCACTCAGCGCAATCTACCCCTAGACAGAACGCCTGCCAACTGCAACCTTGAGGATATGTCAGCCATCAACGATTGTTGCCTGCCTTGTCCAACACCGCCGGTCAATGTGCCTGGGGCCGAAGGACCGTCAGGAACGAACGGCACGCCGGGCACGGACGGCGTTTCCTCCTTCACTATTACCACGGCCCCATTCAGTCTGCCAACCGCGCTGTCGAACGTCACTGTGACGGTGGCAAATTCGACATGGATGGCGCCCGGCCAGAATGTGTTCATTTCGGACGGCACGAACCTCGGCAACTTCAAAGTCGTGTCGCTGCCTTCCAGTAGTTCTGTTGTCCTCGAATATCTGGATTACGCGGGCGATTCGGGCACAGGCGTAACCATCAATACCGGGGCTTCGGTTGTGCCGTCGGGTTTGACCGGAGCCGCCGGCACGTCTGGCTTTACCGTTGCCGGAAACCTCAGCACCGCCGTTGGACTGACACAGGCATTGGCTCTCACCGGCAGTAATCCCAACGTTCAGGTCGGCACAGTTACCCGGACGCTCGCCGCCGCCGCCGCCAAGACTTACCTGCTCTTCGCTAGGTGCCGGTTAGATTACGTCGGGGCCACGTTCGCCGCCCCGCAAATCATCAATTTCAAATTGCGCCGGACGAACAACACCGCCGCCGATGTGTCTGGCGCGGTCGGCAATATGCAAACCGCTATCATCACTACACTCTCCTACACCGCCGGAGAAATTGTAATCCTAGCGATCCCCTACACCACGTCGGGCGTCAGTGATATCATCATACCCTGCGCGACAATTGATGTCCTGCCCAGCGCGGGCAGTGTCGAGGCCGTTGAATGCTCGCTTACAGTGGTGGAATTGACGTAGGCGATGTGGCTACTCCAGTCTCCAACGTGATTTACGACGGGTTCGCGGATTTTGCGGGCGGATTCCATTCCGGCATCGCGCCGACGCTGCTGGCCAAAAACCAGATGGGTTACGCCAGCAACGTTACCGTGCGCGGCGGCTTTGCAACCGACCGGCCACCCAATCGCAGAATCGGACTGAACTTCGGAGGCGACGCGACCCTCCAAGCACTTTTTGAACAGGCGCTCTGGCAGGGGGCCATGAATTATCAGCCGGACGTGGGCGTCGAATCGCTGATTTGTTCCATCGGCGGACAACTGTTCAATGTCATTCCTGACACGCTCGGTAATGCGACCGTGACGAACATTTCAATTCCACTCGACCCAAACCCGGTGAACCAGCTTCGAGCGTGGCTCTGTCAGGCGGAAAACTACATGATCGTCACTGACGGCATCAGTCTGCCGTTGTTCTATGACGGATCAGCCACGAGGCGATCTGTCGGCGGCCAGGAGACCATCCTGGGAGTGACCAGCTTAAATTTTCTCGTGCCGGCGATAAGCGCCACGG